CCTCCTTTAGAGGGATATGTATAACTCTACTGTTATTTAACTGCCGAATTCCCTCGGCCTCATGCGGCTCTTTTGAGACAAAACCTTTCTCATGCGTTCCGAATAAGCGTCGGGTAGCGGCCCGAATTTGGCTGTAAAACTCGCCTCATATTCCTTGGCGAGAGCTGGGTTTGATGTTTCTGAATCGTTTTTGCTAAAGGCCAGATGTGCCGCCCAATCACACAGATCAATGTGCCATTTTTCGTCGATTTCCGGAGAGGTTTCCAAGGTAAAGGGAAGCAAGGGCAAACGCGAAACGATAAGCCATGCCGTGTCATTCATTGAAGGAGCACGGACAAAGGTTATCTGGTTTCCCGGCTCATTGAGAAAAAAATCGGGATAGCCGTTAGTGTCGGACAAAGATACAGTTCCGGCGGTGCCAAACCAATCAGGCATCCACTCGTTGTCCAAAGCGTTATAGCTTATCGGACCGCTGAGAGGAAAAGCCATAGATTGAAGCTGGCAACGGCGAATCTGGAGAATCTTTGAACTGAGAGTATAAACAGCCTGATTTGCCTTGACAGTAACATTGCAGAGAGCCTGTTGGCCTGCGGTACTAGCCGTTCCGGCTGTGCCCGCGTCCATCTGCGACGTGGCATCTATAATTAAATGCGCGCGCCGGCAAGCTTGGACTTCGGCGTAATTCAAGAACCTCAGCAACTCTTTATCTTCCCACAAATAGGGAATAACGATATCGTCAAGAACACTACTCCGCAAATGCCATACGAGTTCTTTACCGATCATTTTGTCGACCTCTTACTTCGGTGCAGGATTCCCTCCTGGATTCCCTGCTTTCGCTAATTCGTCCGCATTTACCCCTTCTTTGACCAAGGTGTAGGTAATCCTCGGTATATCGCGAGTAAATGTCTTCATCGCGCCTAGATTATCTTCGGATTGAGTGGTGTCTGTCCTTATCCGGCGATCCAACATAAGCCGGACTGGACGGGGGATATCTATCTCTACGCCAGGCTTGGCCAGAAAAGCATACCCATTGAGAGAGATAAACTGTCCCTCTTTGGGAATTTCCGGACTTTGGTTTATAATAATACGATCACGGATATGTCCTTCCGGACCGTTAAAATAGTTTTCTGGATGAAGTTGCTCATCAGTTAACTTTTGCTTTGGCTGCGTCATGATAAATATCCTCCCTCAATGGTTAAGGAGCGCCCGTCGCCGGGCGCTCCCGTTGGTTAAAATGATTAGATACCGACAGGCATATTGAACAAATCCGTATATGCCACGGTACCCATTGTCGACAACGTTCCCGTCTGGATAACAGCTTTTGCCGCCACAGGCGTGTTGAGCTGGAGATATCCAAGAGCCACAGAATAATCCGGCAGATCGGGGAGTTTTGCATCCAAGGCCGCTGCCGCAGCATTCGCGTAATTCTTAATGGTATCGCCCTTGTCAACGATATTACCCTGTGCAACAAACGCAGATCCGCTTGTACCCGCATAAATAAGATACTTACAGACGGTATTCGTGCCCTGAGTCCCCTGCACGATCTGGTTAACGCCTTGCGTGGTGCCGCTCGTAGGCATGGGAATATTGTTCTGCGCGGTAATCGTATAGGCCACGCCGTCAATCTTGACGATAACGGGATTGGCCGTCTGAACACCGCTGGAAGAACCGCCTTCGCAACCGGCGGTAACATAACCGGTACCGGCGGTGCCGCCGAGAACTTCATTCATAACGCCCATGATCGCGGAGCGCATTACCGCAAAATCGAATGCACCGGATATCTTGCTACCAGACTGATCCACTTTAGGATTGGGATCATCAAATTTCTTGTACATGTTTTTCTCCTTATAAAAAGTTGTGTTGTCCTAGACTTTTAAAACCTCTGACGCACCGGCTAGGATGGGCGGCGCGAATGTATTAAGCATTCCAGACCAACTCTATCCGGAATATTAGTTCGTTGCCGCGCACTCGTATACCGCCATCCATGCGTCATTCAGGATAACGGTAGTCTGCATCGTCTTCCACGATACGGAACCTCTCTGGCCCAACGGATCGGACTTGCTGGGGACAGGGTTAATGACGATCGGAGTGATCGCATATTTGCCTTTGAGGGCGATAAAGCCGTAGGCATCTTTCCCGAAATACATCACGGGATAAACATCGCAGTTTCCGCCCGTACTCAGCATGGTCGAGGTGGAAGCGCCTATGCCGGCATAAGGAGTGAAAATGGTGGATTTAAGATAACGGCAATCTTCACAAGCTCCGACTTCGGTTTCCCACGCGGATATTTTGCCGTAGTCTGCAACGGAGGTGAATCCGCTCATGCCACGGATATCGGCGGTCAGGTCAACATGCGTCACACCGACATAGGCCGGCAGGATCGATTCCGTGTTGAACTGAGGTGTGGATTTCACGATGGAGGTGATGAACTGTGCTTCCTGGCGCTCCAAGGCACGAACGATCTTCCTCTGATCGGAACGGGTGATAGGGGTAGCGATGCTCGCTTCAAGAGAGACACCGGCCGCATAAAATACGTTGGTGCATGCCTTCAACACATTGTAACGCAAGGTTTCAACGGTCTTGGCAGCCTGCTCGCTCGATACTGCGGTTGCTTCCTGCAGGATCGGATCTTCATGGGTATCTTCGATAACGTCGGTGATTTCAACCAAACCGCCGTACTGCTGGAGAGTGGCCGTAATATCGGTCGCGGTCAGCTTCTCGGATGAAGGGGTTACGCCTTCGACAAGAGGCGTTAAGCGCAAGCCCAGCGAATTATAACGCCGGAACTTCATCGACTGGGTTTTATTCCCGGGCAACGTCTTAGCCTGTCCGAATTTCTCCAGACAGAGATAAGGCATAGCCCTCTTCAATAACTCCACCGCTACATAAGCGGCTGTTCTAGGCTGGATATCGCCGTAAGTGGTCATTGCCATAGTAGTACATCTCCTTTACTGTAGTTTTGCGGTTGCCTCATCAAATGCGCCTTCAAAATCATTGGCTACCGTCATGCTTGCATTTACAGCTCCCCTGCGTGTAACGGGAGGCGTAAGCGCCGCTTTGCGTTCAGCCTTTTTTTGATTGAGGTTCACGACATTCGATGGTTTGATATTGTTCTCGGCTTTGAAATCATCCAAAAGCTCAACAATATCTTCGGCCGTACCCTTGGAATAAACATCCTTCAAACCTTTTTGGAGGTATGATGGCTTGGTTTCAATCCATTTGATGATCGAACCGTTGTCACGGTACGTCTCATAATCGGGGTGGCCGTCACGTATGGTTTGGAAGTGAGCTTCTTTGTCTGCCGCTTCCCTGCTTTCCGCGGTTTCTTTAACGAAAGTGTTGACCGGTTCCAGTTGGCTCTGGATTTTCTGCTCCATGCCACTGATCACCGCAAGCATTTCTGCTTTCAGGGCGGCCATTGCCTGATCCCGTTTCAAACCTTCCATTTTCGATACAACATCAAACTCCTCTTCGTATTCGGCAAGAGCAGCCTTCTGTTCGTCAGTAAGGTTGACCTTGGACATAATATCTTTGAGGGTTGGTGTATCTTGTCTATTTTCAGCAGACGTTCCGGCGGTACTGGCTGTACCAGCAAGCGCGGCAAGTCTTTCGTCACGTTCTGCTATTGCTCGTTCGTAATTTGCCCTATCTGTTTCCCAATCCGCTTTTTCTTTTTTGTGGATTCCCTGAAGGGTATTATAGCGTTGCTTATAAGCTTCATCTGATTCTCCCGCCTTACGCGCGGGCATTTCACCGGCAGTTCCAAACGTTCCGGCGGTGCCGGCAATGCTGTTATCCCCAATCTCGATTGTACCAGCCGCGCCATTATCATCGGCAATGACAGATGTACCTGCATCGTCAACTATTTTTGGTGTGATATCCTCAATACCCGCAGATCCCGCCTGATCAAAAGCGTCACTGTAGACTTCTTCCTCTGATACTATTTTTTTGTCTCCAACCATGATTTCCTCCCCCTCAAATTAAAAAAAGCGGCAAAGGGGAAGAAATAACGTTTCCCCGATGCCGCCCTTGGTCTCGAATACTTTTGAGATTTAAGCTTTTTTTATTTCATTTAATATTTGCCTCTTAAACCCCTCTAATGTGTGTAACATCTGAATAAGTTTGCCCTTGTCAATACATACAGTTCCCTCCATGTGTTGTTTCTTTTCATTAGGCTTCAAAACTTTCACATTATGTTGATCGTTAAATGACATATTAAACTGCCTTTGTCAAACTTATTTTAAATCTTCTTCGCTTTGCTCGTTTCTCACGGGCACACCGTTGGTAATATACCCCTGCAAATGCTTATAAGCAGAGATCGCGCCCTGATTGCTTTTAAGTTCCTCAGGAGCAGCGTGGTCATTGGAAACCCTGATCTCAAGAATAAGCATATCGAGCAAAAAAAGCATTGCGCGACCTCCCGAAGATCCTCTTTCAAGGTGGACGGCGGTGATTGCATCCGTTTTTAACTTTTTAAACTCCCTCATTCCCTCGTTCATTTGTTAATTCCTCCCGATTTCTTCGGCTTTGTCGCCGGCTTCGCCCTTGCGGTCTTTTCCCGTAATTTCATACCGTGTTCAGCAACCTTGTTCTTGATCGCCATGTTTTGGGCATGCTCATCAAGCCCTTTGGCGATCTCAACATGCTTATCCAGGGCATTCAAACTCTTATCGTGCTCATGTTTATCCACAGCGAGGGCTGTTTTGGTCGTAGTATCGTTAATTTCAGCATTTTTCTTCTGTAACTCGGCATCGGCAATGCGCGGATCATTTTCCGGTTTGATTTCCGGCTGTTCGGGCGCAGTAGCCGCCTCTTTTGTGGCATCAACATTGTGTTTCTTGGCTTTTGCAAGCTGGCCCATCGTCTGCGCACGTTTGTAATCGACGTCTGCCTGCAGAAGTTTAAGATTGAGCTGATTCTGGACGGAATCCTGTATCTGTTTGCGAATTTTCTCGGCTTCTTCCTCTGTCCGGAGGCGAATATTAAGATCATGCGCCTTGAATTTTTCCTTGAGGAATTCCCTACGGTCGACATATACCCAATCTTCGGGAGTCATGGTCTGCGAAAGCTGATTGAGAGCCTGCATGCGGATCTCTTTCATCACCAGAGAGGAAACGCCGCGAGCTTTTATGTTGTAATCGCCCTTTATGTCCGTCCTCGGATTGAATTCCATATTCCAGTTGTAGATCGCGCGAATGACATGCTCAGTAAAAATGTCAAAATTCTTGACGATATCCTTGATACTGATCGTTATGTTGGCATTTCTCGATGATGTTTTCTGTGCTGTCTCATTATTGACCTGTTCACTGATCAGCCAGGTCGGCAGCGTGGTTTCCTGATCACCGAAATCCTCAAACGCTTTCACGATACTGAGCAGTTCGGGAATATGGGAGTCGAAATTCAGCGCACGCAAGGCCGGATACTGGGCTTCCACGCCCCTGCCCTCGCGATACCATATTTTCCGTGGGTAAAATGAGTCGAGATCGGTGTCCGGAGTCATGAGGCTCCAATTCACTTCCACCTGCGGACCGGAAACGCAAGCTCCATTGTCCAGCACCATGCGCGCCGCGGCAGCTATCGCTATCTGCGAATGACGCATTACTCTTGGAAGTCCTTCACCGAACAGAGAAGTCTCGTCTTT